AACAGTTCCGTGTTTATACCTGAAGCGACTTTTAAGTCGCTCGAGTATATGTCACGTAACTCAAAGGGCGTATCTGCTGCGGAGATCGAGCGTATTACAAAAGCATATCAAACTCCAATCACGGGTACTGCACTTGCAACTGTTGTCGAATTCTTCGGGATTCCTTACACTGACAACACTTGTTTGAATGTCTTCCTTCCGCCGTCCACCAGCCACGGCGATTGTGTCTACGATATCGGGAAACCGAAGGGTGAATTAATAATCCCACCCATTGTAGACCAGACAGGTGTAGTAATATCCGAGAATGAAGCATCTCGTAGGTCGTACGTTGAGGAACGTATGACCCCAAATATCAACAAGGAAGTCTTTTCTGATGAGATGATAGCGTACGCTAAAGAGTACGTGTGTAAGCTCATTAAGACACCTGGTCGATGCGTCCCTCACTCTTTAAAGGACGTTGTAAACGATCAGAGAGGAAAATTGCAAATCGCGCGCAATGCTACAGAAATGAAATTTGAGACTGATACCAGTAAGAAGGTGAAGGTCTCAATGAAAACCGAAGTTGCCTTAAAAGGTGGCGCGGCCAGAGGTGTTACTACAGTTACAACATCTCATTCATTGGACACTGGTGCATTATCACGCGGTATTAAGCCAGCTCTCAAACTATCAAGTCATTACGTTGTTGGTTCCACACCACAGCGAATCGCAGAAAAGGTATCAGCCTTGGCCAACCAGTGCAAAAGCATGGGTCGGTCAACCGGTGAAACCGATTACTCCAAGCTTGATGAGAGCATTTCACATGCAATACGTACTCACCTTATTGAACCAACTTTCACCCGCGCATTTGGTCGCGATTACCACGAGTTTGTCAACGCGACGCTCGAACGCGACAAAGATTGTACCGGAAATGTCGGTGCGATTAGAATCAAAACGGGTGGAAAGAATAATTCAGGCACTGGCCTCACCACAGATATAAACTGCATCACCTGTCCTTTTGTTGTTTATGTCGCTCACCGTAAATCTGGTATGACCAAAGATGAAGCCTATGCTTGTCTCGGAGTCGCCTTTGGCGATGACGGGCTAAGCGTTGGTGGAAAGCCAGGTGACGGTTTTGGTGAACTATGCGTAAGCGTAGCCGCCAGCATCGGGTTAACGTTAAAGTACATCACGCACGAATCAAGTGCCCCACTGTATTTCCTCGGCAGGTTATATGTGAGTCCATTGGACTCGCATGCGTCGATGGCATTACCGTCAAAAGTTCTACAGAAATTACCGGTTTGTATCGGTAAAGCAGCGGAACACAGGGCAGATCGATTACGCGGATATTACGTTACTGAGAAACATGTCCCGGTCATATCAGACTACATTCGCGCTGCTGCGCGGGCGTACAAGATTGATCTAACCCGAGAACCAGAAGATTTGGAAGGATTACGACTGAGGGATCGTGATCTATTTTACAAGATGTCACACGGGCCATACCCGTGTGAAGTCGCTGACGAGCAAGTGTTACTTACCGCCGTCTGCGCCGATCTTTCACTGAGTGAGGTGGAGGTCGAGAAGTTG